ATGTACTTTACAAATAAGTCCCTAGTAAAAAAATTTTGCGAAAAAAATTTTTACGGTTATACTTTTGTTATGAAAAAGATACTGAACATCGTCGGTGCAGTCGCACCAACACTTGGTTCGGCATTAGGCGGTCCACTAGGCGGTATGGCGTCAAACGTCATTTCTAAAGTTTTAGGTGTTGATAATAACCAACAAGCAATAGAACAAGCTCTTTCTAACGCAACTCCTGAACAGTTGTTAGAGATTAAAAAAGCAGAAAAAGATTTTGAAGTTAAAATGAAAGAGTTAGGTGTCAAAGTTTTCGAACTTGAAACACAAGATAAACAAGACGCACGAACCAAGTTTAGCAAAGATTGGACAGCACGTATTATTGGTATAGCCATGGTCATGGGTTTTCTTGGTTACATTTTTCTAGTAACATTACAACCACCAGAACAAAACAGCGAAGCATTAATTAATTTAGTGCTTGGATATTTAGGAGGATTAGCTAGTGCAGTAATAAGTTTCTACTTCGGTGCGTCTAATACAGAAAAATAGTCCGCCGACAAAGAAACTCATTCATTGTTTAAACTACTTTACTTATTATGGCTGAAAGACCAGAATCTATAATAGCACCAATACCTCCATCAACAAATCCTGTACTTGAAAGATTTTTCGATTATCTAAATGAACCATTAAGAACTGAAGACCCTCTTAAAAATCTTTTAGCAGGTGTTGTAGGCACTGATAAACGTATGGGGCTTGGAGATTTTATTCCTGGATTATCTACAGAACTAGCTAAACGTAGAGGAGACGAATTAGGTCAAGCGTTAAGTTATTTAGATGTTTTAGGTGGTGGTGGCACTGGGGTCAAATTAGGCTCTATCTTTTTATTAGAAAGGAAAAAACAATTAGAAAAAGCAATTAAAGACATAGACGATGGTGTTGACCCTATATTATCTAAAAATCCATTTACAAGGATAAGTTTAGTTGAAGAATTATCTAAAGTTAAAAAACAAATCGCTGCCGATAAAGAAACTGCAAAACGTTATGGAGAAATGACTGATGAAATATTAGGTGGTGGTAAATCATCTCCTTCATCTCCTCTTGTGACAAAGTTCAGTAATGACCGTGCAGCCTTACTAAAAGAAATAGAAAAAGCAGATGAAAAAATAGGTAGCTTACAATACAGTAAAGAAAAACCAAAAGTTGATAGAAAAAAACTGACTGATGCTATACGTGAACGTTCTCGTCTTTTATTTAAACTAAGTGCAATAGATAATGAAGCTAATTTTATTAACAAATCCATCAATAAAACCCAAAAAGATATAATATTTAAAATATTTGCTGAGGGGGGTAATCAGGCAAGAAAAGCAGTAAAACGTCACCCAGAACTAGCAGCAGAATATATAAATAAAGGTAATAATATTTCATCCGTAAAAGGATTTAAATTAGACCCAGATGTAAGAGGTCTTGAACCTCCAGGATTTACACCTAATTTCCCGATAGGTAGAGAACAAGGAACTTTTAATTTTGAAGGTATTACAAGTCAGTTACCAAAACGTGATGAAATTTTTGGTCCTAATATACCTAAAGGAGAACGTGATTTTAGAAACTTTTCAGCTAATATAACTATAGATGATATAATCGAAGCAGTAGATAGACAAGAAAAACAAAGACGTAAAAGAGGTGAAATCGATGATATCGATGATTTCTTAAGTTATTTTAGTAAAAATAGACAATTAGAAGGTTTTAACCCTAAGAATAAAAAGTAATCTTGTCTGATAAATTAAAATCTTTAAAAAATATAGACCTCAGTCATTTAACAACTGCTGAAGCTAAAGAATTCACTGTTCTTTTAGAAGAATTAGAAAAACGTGAACACCAAATAAAATCAACAAGTAGTTTTTTAGATTTCGTTACAGCTATTTGGTCAGAATTTATATCTGGGGAACATCATGCAAAAATGGCAAAAGCCTTTGACGATATTGCTAGTGGTAAATTAAAACGTTTGATAATTAATATGCCACCAAGACATACAAAATCTGAATTTGCTTCACATTTATTTCCTGCCTACTTATTAGGTAAAAATCCAAAACTAAAAATTATAGAAGCTACCCACACTGCTGACCTTGCAATTAACTTTGGTAGAAAAGTTAGGGATTTAATTGATAGTGAAGAATATAATCAGCTTTTTCCTGAAACAGAACTAAAAGCAGATAGTAGAAGTGCAGGTAAATGGTTAACAAATAAAGGCGGTGAATACTATGCTGCTGGTACTGGTGGTGCTTTAGCGGGTAGAGGTGCTGATTTGTTTATTATTGACGACCCACATTCCGAACAAGACGCTATGTCTGATAAAGCATTAGACGAAGCATACGAATGGTTCATGACTGGACCACGTCAAAGGTTACAACCTGGAGGTGCAATCGTTATTGTCATGACCCGTTGGTCTAAAAAAGATTTAACAGGTAGATTAATTAAGAAAATGGCACAAGAAAAAGGTGCTGACCAATGGGAAGTTATAGAATTTCCTGCAATTTTACCCAGTGGTAATTCACTTTGGAAAGAATTTTGGAAATTAGAAGAACTTGAAAGTATAAAAGCTTCAGTTAGTCCGTCTAAATGGGCGGCACAATACATGCAAAGACCCACAGGTGAAGGTATTTCTATAATCCCTAAAGATTGGTTTATGGTTTGGGACCAAGAAAAACCACCAACTTGCGATTATTTGATACAAAGTTACGATACAGCGTTTTTAAAAAGCGAAAGAGCCGACTTTACCGCTATAACAACGTGGGGAGTTTTCTATCCAGAAGGTAAAATAGGCGAAGAACACTATAAAGGGGACGAAGCACACTTAATTTTAATAGATTGTATTAAAGAAAGATTCGATTTTCCTGAATTAAAACAAGAAGCTATGCGATTATACGAATATTGGGCACCAGATAACGTAATTATCGAGGCAAAAGGGTCAGGATTACCACTTATACAAGAATTAAGGCGTATAGGTATACCTGTAAACACTTTTAGTCCAGGAAAAGGGCAAGATAAGATAGCAAGATTAAATTCTGTGTCCCCAATTTTCCAAGATGGACGAGTTTGGGTGCCTGATAATCGTTTTGGCGAAGAACTTATGGAAGAAGTTAGTGATTTTCCTGCAGGCGAACACGATGACCTTGTTGATGCTACGACTTTAGCATTAGCACGCTTCAGACAGGGCGGATTTTTACAACTTTCTACTGATATGGGGGATGAGCCAAGTTACTATCCAACACAAAGGGTTTATTATTAGTAAAATAAAGGTTATACTGCTGAAATTATGGCTATAGAAAAACAAGCGATACCACAACCACTTCGTCCTGAAGAAGAAATTGAACTTGAACTAGTTGAACAAGCAATTCCAGAAGAAACTGAAGTAACTATCAACCCAGACGGCAGCGTAAGTATTGGAGCCGAAGAAGAAAATACGATATCGGGTAAATTTGGAGAAAATTTAGCTGAAGTTATCGACGATAACGAACTAAATTCAATAGCACAAGAATTAATACAAAGTTTTGAAGAAGATTTAGATTCTCGTAACGATTGGTTTCAAACATACACAGAAGGGCTTGATTTATTAGGCATAAATGCTGAATCAAGATCACAACCGTTCATTGGCGCTTCAGGAGTACACCATCCGATACTAGCGGAAGCCGTAACTCAGTTTCAAGCGCAAGCATACAAAGAATTATTGCCCGCAGGTGGTCCTGTTGACACAGAAGTTTTAGGTGTAACGGATGACGCGAAGTTAGAAAAAGCAAATCGTGTCAAAAACTTCATGAATTACCAAATTACTTATAAAATGGAAGAATACGATCCAGAAACGGATCAGCTTTTGTTTTATTTACCGCTTTCAGGTTCCGCATTTAAGAAAATTTATTACGATCCTGCGGTTGGACGCGCTGTAGCACGTTTTGTTAAGTCAGAAGATTTAGTTGTTCCGTATTATGCGGTTGATTTACTAACTTCGCCACGAATAACTCACGTTATTCACATGACTGAGAACGAATTGCGTAAATTACAGCTTTCTGGATTCTATCGAGACGTTGATTTGATGTCTCCTTCAGGTTCGATTGAAGATACAGAGGTCGATGCGAAGCTGGATGAGCTTCAAGGACTAACTCGTACTGCATCGGATGAAGAATATACGCTTTTAGAGATGCACGTTGACTTAGATATCGCGGGTTACGAAGATACAGACGATAACGGCGAAGAAACAGGTATTGGACTGCCGTATATTGTAACAATTTGCAAAGATAACAACGAGATACTCTCAATTCGTCCAAATTACGACGAAAATGACCCGATGCGCAAGAAAATTGAGCATTTTACGCATTATAAATTCCTTCCA